CATAGCATCCTCAAATACCTTTGCATCTTTATTTTAACAAATTATTATATTTTTTTGTTTATTTTATTATTAAGTGCTAGTAATGCTTTGTTTAATCTAATTACAAAGAACAGAACTATAGATATGAAAAAGTCTTTTATCATTCTTTTAAGCACCCACCAATGCACTACTTGTGCTTTTTCTTGTTCTGCAATTGTTACATGAGCTTCTGCTAATTCTTTTAATGTTGCAGCAAACATAGCATCTCTTTTTGCATTGTTTCTTATAAGGCTTATGCAATACCTGCGTATATAATTTATGTCGGGATTTTTTTCAATTTCTCTACAACGCATTTCTACAGAAAGTTGTAGTTCAACTGGTGGTTCTTCAGCAAAAATAATAAATTTATCTTTCATTAAAAAGTTTTACCAGGAAACAGTTGCTTTTCTAAAAAGTCAACAGCTTTATCATCGACCTCATTTGATGTTTGTTTGCAGATTGTACGCAGAAGATCCACTATCAGTTGTTTTATTGCAGAAGAAGAAAAGAACTTAAGAAGGATTGGCTTTAAGATTTTTAACATAGTAATAGTTAAGTCATACTTTCCAAACATAACAAAGAATGTTAAATTTGGCATAACTACCTTATTACAAAGCAGTGGTCACCTTTGTTGAGATCCCCTAAGGTAGTTTTTATCTTCTTGGTTTAAGTTCTACAACTGCCAGTTCTACTTCTTTTAGACGATGAAATACTTCACGCATATCTTCATGCATATTATCAATTTTATCTGTTAATAATTCTATGGCTGTTGTATTACGGACGAGGTCATCTCGTGATTGTCTACCTCTATAAGATATAGAACCAACAGAAACAAAACAGGCTGTTAGTAATGCTCCACCCAGTGCTGCTATGACTTCAACCATTCTTAACCTTTTATGTATATGCTTATAGTATATATTATGTTTTTGCATGGAAGATAAAGAAACAAAAGAAGGTTTTGATTGGGGTGATTTATTTGGTCATAGTGTCCGATTTTTAATTTTGACCTGGAGTTTATCGATGATGACTCTTGGATACATGGGTAAGGTAAGAATTGATGGAGCGTTCACTGCTGGACTCGTCAGTGGAGTACTAGGATCTTATGGAATAAGTGTTGGACAGAAGAAAACTGGCAATTCTGCTAAGATTATGGATAATAAAAGTAATAAAACTGTAACAAAATGAAAAAACTACTAGCATTATTTGTTTTTTTAACGCCAACAACAGCAAGTTTTGCAGATATAAATCATTCAATCCAAAATGTTGTTTCTGTCAGTACTTTGGGGGCAAGTTCAACGAGTAATCGGGTTGGTACAACCTTCTCGGCATCAGGTACAAATGTCACCCCAACTGCTAATGAAGCGGCTGGTGGGATAGGTACTTTAGATTTAACAGATGCACAAATCACTAACGGTGTTCCAACTATAGATTCAACCACAACTTATGCAGTTACTACGGCAGGGGATGCATGGTCAGTGTCGGAAAGTTTCATTCAAGGCGATACTATACCTACAAGTTTTTTAGGAACAACAGTTACTAACGGTGTTGTCCCTGCACTTCCAATATTTGGTGATACGACAACTGTAAGTGGTGGAGATATAGGCACTACAGCCATGACTATGGATTCAGGTGGAGCCATGACAGTAAACTTATCAGCTACAGGAGCAGGTGTAACAGCACAAATGTCCAGTACTGTAAAACTTGAAATTGATTAATGAAATGGTTAATAATATTTTTATTTGGAATACCTAGTGCCTATGCAGGGGGAATTACGCCTTCATTTTCTACAGGTCAAATGGAGAGTTCGAGTTCGAGTAAAACAATTATTGTGGAGACAATCGTTACTGAAAATTACCGTACTGGCTACAGCTATTCATTACAAGGAAATAATATACAAGTTAAAAATGGAACTGTTATATCACCTAATGCAACCTATACAAATACGCAAACAGTTAATGGGGTTTCGTTTAAATGGGTAACTCCAGACTTACCAACAAAACCTCAATGGGAAATAAAAACTCCTGGAGAAGCTTTTTCTATAACAGAGAATTTTCTTGCTCCAGGTTTAGACGCAACCAGCACAATACAAAGAACTATAAATACAGAAAGTCAGAGTACAAGCTTGTCAATTTTTTCAAATTAAGTTTACTGTTATTACTATATATACCCAAAACCCTTGCTAACACTGTAAGTTCGCCATCCGCTTCAAGTTCTGGAACCGTTATAAATAACGGATATCAGACAATTAACGGAGGATTTCCAACAATGATTTATGGAGGTCAGGTGCAATGTCAACAACCAACATTAGCAATTAGTCCATTTGTAACTAAAGGACAAAATTTTCAACATCCTAAAGTAACTTTTACTGAGACAAATATATATGATACTGCTGAAGATGCAGACGGAAATCTTATAAATCCAGGGAGAATTTTATATACACAAATACAACCTAGATTAGATCAAACTACATTTAATTTAAATTATGGAATTACAGCAAGTTTGCAAATACCTTTAGGAAAAGGTTCTGATCTTTGTATTAAAGCAGCAGAAAACCAAATTAAAGGACAGGAATTTGTTTTAGCAAAACAAAAATTAGAAGCAAATTTGGCTCGTATGAAAATATGTGCAGAGCAATTTAAGCTGGGCGTAAAGATGATAAACGAAGATGCGGTTGCTTGCCGTAACGTTGTTCTTACGACAATTCCAAATCAAGTATTGCCACATACACATGAAATAAAAACTAAGTAGATTTATCTTTTTTTGTTAAAGCCTTCTTGAAAACGGTCTTACTAATTGATTTTAGTAGCCCCAAAAGTAAAGGAGAACTGGCAGCCAAGAGAGAAATAGTAACAACATTAAGTGCAGCAGAAGGACTTGGTAGTACGGAATTGACAAATGAGATACTTTCATAATTAGTAATACATTCGTTGTTTTCATTTTTAGTATAACTTTTAATTATCTCAAGTCTTTTTTCGTTAATATAAGACCCTACTCTTAATGCTCCTTCTGGGGGACAGGGTTCGTATTTTACTTTCTTATCCTTTTTTGGTTTTGGTTGTACAACGTTAGTATCCTGTGTGGGTTTATTAGCAGTGTTAACTGGTGCAGGTTCTGTATTTACTATCTGGGCAGGGTCGTACATCATAGGAGTATATGATGGTATATCACCGTTTGGACATACCGTATATGTGCCACGTTTATCTGATATAAGTAATGATGGATTGCGTGTAATTTCTAAATCACGATGATATTTATAACAACCAGGTAATTTGCCTTCTAATTTATTTTTAACAAAATATGGAGTGTCAGGAAGATCAATAGTTGGAAGAGTTATTTCAGGTAACTTAATATCTGGCACTTAGAACATTTTTGGAATACTTGGTTTTACAGGTACAGGCATAGACTTTCCTGTTAGATCAGGTAATGAATTGCCAAGTACATTTGGCATTAATTCTTGAACTTCGCCAAGTACTTTATCCATAATCATTTTTTGGAATTGAGGTGATTGCACATATTTGTATGTAAAAAAACCACCGCCTAAAATACCTATCATAAGGATTCCAGTTACGATGGTAATAATGTCTAAAGCTTTTCTCATGATTAAAGAAGCATTTTTAAAAGCACTAATGCCTGTCACCATTATAACTTTCTGCGGAATCTGTGCATTAGCACCACTTTATGTAGGACTTTCTGTCCTATCTACCAAGGTACACCAGAAGCACTAGTTGGCGTAAGAACTTCATTTACTTGAGCTTCCAAAGTTGCCTCCATTGTAGCAACGTTAATGTCATCAGCGTTTATAGCAGTTTGAACCCAGCCTAAAACAGTAGAAGCATCTAAACTTGCAAAAGCTACAAAATCACTAGGTAAGGAATCAGGTTTTGTAAAAGTAACTTCGCCTGTCAATCTTGATTTTTCTACAGAATCAGATAAACCTTTTACACGATAAATTACTTTAGTAACAAAACCATCTGAAACATCACGTTCCAAAGTATTTATTTCCCAAGTTTTAGTGATTGCCATGATTTCTTAAATTCTTTACTTAGATTCTACTTTATTATTAGCATTAATCAATTTTTCTAACTTTTCTAAACCGCCTTGATCTTTTATAATTTGACCAACAATTTGATTTCTGTCTTGTTGTAATTTATTTATTTTTTCAGTAGCTTCAGATTTTATTTTTTCAATGTCTTTATCTAATATTTCAACTTTTTTAGTATTAAATTCTAAAGTTTCTTTTGTTTCTTTAATTAAATCTTCTGGGGTCATAATAAGAATTATTTGTTTACCTAGTATATTAGGCAGCTTCTAAGGCTGCAACTTTTGTTTCTAAAACTTCTATTTTGGCAACGCTTTCTTGTAAAGCGGCAGTTAACAAAGGGACAATTTTTGAATAATCTAAAGTTTGTGGCACTATTGAATTTTCATCTTTGATATCACCAATAGCTTTTCCACTTGGTAATGTGTCTCCTTCTTCATAATATCTTATTTCTGTAGCATCTTTTTCCCCTTGAACTGCTCTTGGTACAACAGGAGTGACTTCATGTGCAAAAAACCCATCACATACTACAGAAGGTTCTGCAATGAAATTAAATTTATATGCTTTTAATTGTTTTAATCTAGTTATACCATCTGATATAACAACCTCATTTTCTTTTAATCTGTAATCAGAAGTCGTGGTATATGAAACGCCATCTGACTGAACTGTTACTCCTCCTTCATAATCATTATTTATTCTAAAGTCTAAAATATTTCCAGAAGTATAAAAACGATTAAGGTCTAAAGCAACACCTTTTAGTGCATTAATTTTAGCTGTTGAAACAGTCTGTGCATCTTGGTTTATGTCAACTACATAAGAGTTAAGACTCATACCTCTTGTGTTTTTATCGGGCGGTGTAGAACCTATTGTGCCATGTATAAAAACCCCTGCGGAGCTAGTATTTAATCTTTCATTGTTATCATAGAAAAGCTGTACTTCTCCGTTTTGGTTACAAAGAATATATGTTTCACTACCATCGGCAGTTTCAAACTTTAAATCATCAGAAGCTCTTATATGTAAATCACCTGTACCACTATCAACAATAAAACTTCCCGATCCAGAGTGATAAATTTGTAGGTCATTAGAATTTCCAAAAGTAGCCTTAACATCATCAAAGAAATTCAATCTATTTTCAGATTCATCAAAATATATATCCTTATCAGCATTAGTATTATTATCAAAACGAACATCGCCTTTAAATCTATGTTGTGACCCTTCTATTGTTACTCCCGCACTTGTAGTCTCAAGCTTTTTACTGTTATCATAATATAATTCAACATTTGTGTTAAGATTACAAACTACAGAATTATGAACACCACCAGCATTATTACCAGCCCTTAAAGAAACAGCACCTCCAATCGAATCAAGAAATAAATCTCCTGTGCCACTGTGTATAAGTTGAGAATTAGATCCTGTATGTTTGATTTCAAAATCTGAGCCAGTTCCAAATACAGCCTTTGCATTATCATTAAATATAAGACTATTTGCGGATTTATCCCAAGTAACATTGTAGTTAGCCCCTGTAAAAGTTACATCTTCATTGAAATTACTTGCAGCGTCTACATCAACACCACCAGCCGTAGTAAATAAATTAATCCATGCGTTATTACTAGAATTTCTTATTTTTACAATATTTGCTGTTGTATCTACCCATAACATATAAGCAGCAGTTGTACTTGGCGATGAAGAATTGCTGTTATTTGTTAATACTGCTTGTAATACATTATTAATATCAGCACGAACGTTTGCCCCTGTACTGTTGTCTATAACATAATCATGTGTAGCCATTACTTAACTCACTTTTTCTTTTTAGTATATCTTAAACCAATACTAACTACCACGCCCAAATCCTGTAGCAGTATAACTAAATGTTTTATTTTGTACAGCATTTCCAGCATTTAAGAATTTTATATTAAAACCACTTCCAGTAATACTTGTAATTTCAAATCTATCAGTACCACCTAAATCATTAGCAAATATACCAATACTAGGCAGTTGAGTACCTGCACCAACACTTGTACCAGATTGACCTGTAAAGAAAGTATGATCAAATGTTATATCTAAACCAGATGATGAAGTGCCAGAGGCAATATTAGATCTTTGTTCTGTTCTTCTATCTAATTCTGCTGTATAGCCTAGTTGATCTATTTCAATAGATTGTGCAGGGTCATCTGTATCCATCTCACATCTAAATTTAAAGCCTCTTGCTACATGAGTACCATTTGCAAAAGTATTAAACCTACTAAATTGCTGACCTACTGTACAATTTCCACTGGTTGTTGCACTTGATGCTGCTGTAACTGTAAAATTATTTGTTGTGATTGTCTGAATTTGATAATTACCATCAACACTATTACCAGAAGTAAAATCTATAACTACAAAATTACCTGCTAAATAACCATGACTAGATTTAGTAATTGTAATCGTAGTACCTGATTGTGCATATGTACCTGTAAATGTTGCATCAGGATCGCCATCTGTTGCAGCAACTAATAATTTTGCATTTACGTTAAATGCAGTTGCACCATCAAAATCAGTCCATGTATCAATATTTCCTGACCTCTTATCTATTAAATCATTAGGATAAAAACCTTGAGTAACAAAATGTCGTTTTAATCTTAATGGTTGTCTTCCACCCAAATCTAAAGTATTTGCAAATTCATAAGAACCACCAGTAAGATCAACAGCACCAAGAAAATCAAAATCAGCAATAGCATCAAAATCAGCTTCAGAATCTAATGTAACTAAAGATCCAAGAACAAGGCCGTTGACATCATCACTAAAGAAACAATCTACTTTTGTGCCACCAAAAGGAGGAGAATCAGTATCTTCTCTATCTACAAGTACTGAAAGTTTAGGATGTGGATCAGGAGTTGTTACGACAACAGAAGTCTCTCCAGAACTTAGTCTGCCGCCATCATCTCTAAATTTAAGAATGTATTCTCCATCTACTGCTGGTACTAATGTTTCAGATACGTTTCCTGGTAAAGCAGGGATAATGTCAACAGAATTAGTAAACGTACCAGTGCCATCTGTTAAATTACTATGTCTGACAACTATGTTTCCACCATGAGTAACATCAATATCTGTAGCTTTATCAAACCGTAATCTAATAAATTGATCTGATACTGGCTCAACTAATAAACCACTAACATCTTGTGGCAATGCAGTTTTACCAAGAGCGTTAAATTGAATACTTGTAGAACTTGCTGATAATTGATCTAGTACGTTATATGAGAATACTTGAATATCATAAGCACCCTTTCTACTATTCATTATCTCAAAATCAGGTCTTGATACCTTTTCACTTATAAAATTATCATTACCAAATCTATAATTAACTTGATATTGAGTTACACCGACAATAGGTTGCCAACTAATAACAATCTTTGATACCGCTTGATTGTTTATAGGGAATATTTGTTCTGTAGCAGCAAGACCGGCTGGTGGATCTTTTAATTCAGTAAGATTTGATGTTCTTCTTACTGGTATTGACTCGCCATCTTCAATAAATGCATACTTGCCTTCAACATAAGATAAAGCTGTAATTGAATAATTTATGCCATCTTGTTCTTCAATTGTTATTACTCTAAATAGTTGAGATTGTACAGTTGTATTAGATATAAGAAAATTTGTATTTACATTAGGAGTTTGAGAAAAAGCAGAACTTACAGTGATAGTGCCATTAGTAATAGATGATATTGTTCTACTCTCAAAACTACCATCAGGCAAAATTACACTAAGAGTTGGATTGTTAGTTGTTGGTAAATCTGTTGTAGCGGTATCATCAACAGTTACAACAGTTGTAGAGGTCACAGTTTTTAATCGACCTCCTCGTCTTACCCCTGCTCTTACTGGATCTTGTATTTCAATAACAACGCCAGGTCTTACTACTGCACCAGAATCAATAGAAGTAGAAAACGCAACAACTTCACTTTCGTTTTGTTCTGCAAACAATATTGCCTTACCTAGCCTTCTTGCTTGACCACGAGAAGTACAAGCAAATGCTTTTATTTGTTTTACAACAGTTCCAATTTTAGATATTGCAGTGGCATCTTCTACTACTTCGTAATCAATTTCTTGACTATCCATATTGAAATAAGCAACAGAAACAACACTATGTCTTGTTTTTAAACTACTGCCAGAATAATTAAAACCTTCTTCAGTTACATTAGAAAGACTAAATAAATAACTAGGATCTACAGGCTTATCTTGTGTAATTGTTATTGTTCCAGCAGACCATATAGGCATACATCTCATTACACCTGACAAAGAATTTATAAGATCAAAAGCTTCCTGTGGACTTTGAATATTTACATTACAACTAAATCTTGCTTCCTGTCCTCCAAAACCATCATCAACAAGAGTATTAGCAAATTTACTAGCTGCTACAAAACTAAAGAGGTCAAGAGAACTGTCTGTTACATGATCACCAAAGCCATATCTAGTATTAGTTAACAGATCAAGTAATACCATTGCAGG